TAAGTCCACTGACCTTAATACTAATGCTTCAGTATCTGAAGTTGAAGTATTTTCGAGAGATGGAAAGACATATTATAAGTTATCTTTATTTGTAGGATATAATGAGCGTGATCTTATTGAAGGTGTATTTACAATACCTGGTAAAACAAAAACTCTTAATAACTCTCAAATAGATGCAACTGTAATATCAGTTGATTCTACTGTTGGTTTTGGAACCACTGGTACAATAATAAGTGGAAGTAACACCATAGATTATACATCAAAGTCAATCAACCAATTCTTTGGGTGCTCTGGTATAGTTGTTGGTATTAGCACTGCAGATGATATAAGATCGAATGAGACAATATTCGGATATGAAAATGGCGATTTATCTAAGAGAGTAGATTTAAGAATTACTGGTGTTCTTTCCAAGTTGGTAACAACAAGTGACGTAACACTTGTAACTGAGGGTGAGGACTTATTTGTTAAGAATTTAGGAGAAAAGATAGATGTAGATGATACAAGTTATAAAGGCATATTTGCAAATTCATGGAAATATAATACAAGTTCAAGATTTCAGATAGAAGGAACAGGTCCATTTTCTCTTAAAACACCTATTAAAGATTCAACAATAAAAACTGGTGATTTATTTGAGATATTAAAAAGAAATGAACAAACACCAATAGGTTCATTTAACGTAGGAATCATTGATCGTAATCTGAATACAGTTGAACCAACAGGTATTAACTTTATTTCTGGCAATTCATTCCAGTCAAATGAAAATTATGATATACGACGTGTGTTGGAAAGAGCAACAAGTAATGGTGTTCCTATAGGTAAAGGTAACGAAACTATCATATCCGACGTTTTAAATGTATATACTGATGGATCTGCTGATGGATATGTAGCATCCAATTCACTACCTAGTTACGATATTGATGTAGATATTACAAAAGAAAATTTTGTTGGTGCTGGCAATTCATCCAATTTTGATGGATTTAATTCAATTAACAATTTATACAGTTTTATAAGATTTCCTGGCAATAGTGGAATAAAACTTATACAAGGTGATGCAGTAGTTTACCAACCTGATGGTGAATTAATTGTTGGTTTATCTTCAGGAACCGTATATTATGTTGATCCACAGCAAGAGCCCGCAGGACAAACAATTCAGAGAATAGCATTATATAATTCAAGAAGTCAAATTGGAACTGCAAGCACAGTTCAAGTGGGTATAGGTAGCACAACAGTAGGTAATCATTCCTTTATTTTACAAAGACATTCTAATAGAAAACTTGAAGCTGATCAAATATTAAGAAGAATACCCCTATCTCAAAATTTATTTGTATCTACAGATCATGAAACTCCTGTAAACGATATTGGTATATTAAAAGATGGAGTTCAAATTCACTCACCCATATCAGATGATAATATTTTCTTTGGACCATTAGAAGAGGTACAAGTATTAAATGGTGGTGATGGATATGACATATTAAATCCACCTCAAATAATAATTGAATCAAGTAGTGGAGTAACAGCATTAGTTGAACCTATTTTATCTGGTTCTGTAGAAAAGGTTTTTGTTGATCCACAGGACTTTGATATAGAATCAATTATTAACATATCACTCACAGGAGGAAATGGAAGTGGTTGTTTACTTGAACCTGTTTTAGGAGCAAGATTTAGAGATATTTCATTTGATAGTAGAGATATATTCTTTAATGGAGGGATAGACAAGGATGATGAAACAATTACATTTAAGACACAACATAATTTAGAAAATGGTCAAAAGGTATTCTATAGAAATGAAGGAAATCCATCTATAGGTATAGGTAATCCTTATGATGCATCAAATACAATTACTGGAACACTATCTGATGGTGATCCATATTTTGTTAGAGTTGTAAATCCAACTACAGTTAGAATATTTAATTCACAAAAAGATGCTTTAGCAGGTATTGCGGGTATAAACACTGTAGGATTGGCGACTGACACATCTGCAAGTGGTATTCATAAATTTAGAACTGAATCTAAAAATACTTTACTTGATATCAGAGTTATTGAGAGTGGTTCTGGATATCAGCATAGGAAATTAAGAGTTGATCCATCAGGTATTTCAACATCATATAATACCATAACATTTAAGGATCACGGTTTTTCACATGGAGATGTTGTAAATTACTCACCAACTGTTGGACTAGGATCAACAACTCCGAAAGCAATTCAAGGATTAACAACAACATCTTCGTATTATGTATTTAAAATTGATGATAATACCTTTAAATTATCTGATGCAGGGATAGGAGCTACAATAACAAGTAATTTCACTAGAGGAAAAACTGTTGGTCTTGGTTCTACAGGAACAGGATATCAAACATTTACTTACCCTGAAATAAAGGTTAATGTAGAAGTTTCTTATGGTTCAACAGTAACAGGCACAATAAACTTTACTCCTGTAGTAAAAGGTCAATTTACTGGTGCATACTTATATGAAAATGGATCTCAATATGGTTCAACTATATTAAATCATCAAGTAAAACCTGCGATTACTATTCAAGATGGAAAAGATGCTGAAATTAAACCTATAATCAGCAATGGAAAAATAGAAGATGTAGTGGTTGTTAATCAAGGATCACAATATAATTCATTACCTAATATTGTCATTGAATCGACTGGAGGGGGAACTGGTGCTATAATAAGACCTGTAATTACAAACGGAGTTTTAACAGACACAGTTGTAATAAATTCTGGAATTGGATATAGTAGTTTAACAACCGCTGCGAGAATTGAAACAACAGGTAAGAATGGTTTATTTGCTGCTAGAGTTAGAGATTTAACTCTTAACAATACTGGTAGATTTGGAGAAAAGGCACTAACATCAAGAGAAAGTTCATTAACTTTTGCTATTTTAGGTTATTCCCAAGATACAGCGTTGAACATTGAAAGTACTTTTGATGTCAAAGCAAATGGTGAATTTGATAAAATTACATCTCACTCACCAATTATAGGATGGGCATATGATGGGAATCCAATATATGGACCATTTGGATATTCAGATCCAGATAACATTAACTCAGATTTAAAGATAATTACATCTTCTTATAAGAAAAATATTTCTAAGGTAATAGATAGACCCTCATCCTTTGACGAAGGATTTTTTGTTAATGATTATACATTTGATGGAAGTGGTGATTTAGATATTCACAACGGAAGATTCTGCAAAACACCAGAATTCCCAAATGGCATATATGCATATTTTGCAACTGTAGGATTATCTACATCTACAAATAAATTAGAAGGTGTTTATCCATATTTCATAGGAAACACTTATAGGTCTCCACTTATTAATGATAATTTAATCCTAACTCATGAGTTTGATTTTAATAATTCTAATTTAGTGAGAAATACAACACCTTACAATATTGGAGAAAAATTTGCAGATAATGATTTTATTATTGAATCGAATGAATATATTAGGCAAATATCAAATATTGAAACAGTAAGTAAAGGTAGCGTTGATTCAATTACTATTTTAGATGGTGGGGATAATTATAAAGTTGGTGATCTAACATCATTTGATCATGATAATACAAATGGATCTGGATTCAGTGCTGAAGTTTCAGAGATAGTTGGTATTGGTGTTTCTAAAATAGAAACTAATCTTGAAAGATTTAATAATGCTGTATTTTTGTGGAATAGTAACAATCAAGTTGAAGTGCATTACTCTCCAGTAATCGAACTAAACAATCAAGATTCTGTATTTATTTCTGGAATTAATACCTCTATACCACCATTAACAAGTTCATTTAATGTCGGTGTAAGCACAGATACAATATCATTAGGAAAGTCAATGACAACTGGCAACGCTTCAGGGGTTGTTCAGGATATTTTTGTTAATAAAATACCTAATACTGTATCAATTGGTGGATCATTAAGAATAGGTGTTGGTAATTCAACCGAAACCTTAAAAGTTCTCAATGTCTATGGCAGAAATAAAATTATAAGAGTATTCAGAAATGTAGGTATAGCACATACTTTTGGATCTAATATAGATGTACTAAACAATAGATTTACAATACCAGTCAATACAAAGAAATTTGACTCTAAATTAAATGATATTGTTTACTTTAATCCTGTTCAGTCTATAGGTGTTGGTACTGATGGAGTCGGGTATAGCACAAGTTATTTTGTTGGAGAAACAACTACACAGGTCTCAATACCTGAAAGAGCAATTTATTTACCAAATCATCCATTTGTAACTGGACAAAAAGTAAGATTAACAAAACCAAACGTATCAAATGCAGAATTTGACGTATCCACAACTAATAGTTCTGCTGGTTCATTTGAGTTGCCATTTACAGGTCAGTCATCTACTGATGTTTATGTTATAAAGAAAGATGAAAATTACATTGGTATAGTTACCACTAGAGCTGGTGTTGCTAACACTAGTGATGGATTATATTTCTTAGGTAATGGAGTTTCAGGAATAGGTTCAGGATTATATAATATTGAGTCACAATTTACACAAGTCATTGGTGATGTTGATAAAATTACCACAACTGTAACAACAAAAATAGGTGCAGCAGGAACAACCACTCATAATTTAGAGGAATCTGATATTGTTAAGATGAATGTTGTTCCAAATTTATCAGTTGGTATAGGAACTACAACACCAATTTCTGTAAGATATAATTCAGATTTTGAAAAATTAATTATAAATCCAATTACTTTTGCTGCTGCTGATGTTGAGACTAATCGCATTGATATAAATGGGCATGGATTTGCCACAGGTGATAAAGTTCTCTACGATGGAAGTGCGACTGGATTATCAACTGGTGTTTATTTTGTTTATAAAGTAAGTGATAGGTATTTCCAACTAGGTGAAACCTTTACAGATGTCAGTGTTTCTCCTATCAATACACTTTCTATTACAGCAAATACTGGTGGATCAAATCAATCTATAGCACCAATCAATCCTAAAATCACTGTTGTTAAGAATCAAAAATTAACTTTTGGTCTATCAAGCACAACCCTAGCCGATTTTGACTTTAAGATATTTTACGATAAAGAATTAACAAATGAATATCTAAGTTCTCAAGATACAACAAACTTTAATGTAGTCGGAGTTGGAACTATTGGTATAGGCACATCACCAGATAGACCGATTGTAGGTGCTGCCCTTACTGTTCAATACTCAGCATCAACACCAGACAAATTATACTATGGATTATCAAAGGGTGGATTTATAAGCACATCTGATACTGATGTTAAAGATTATGCTGAAATACAATTTATTGATAGTGTTTATAATGGAGAATACAAAATATCTGGAGTTACATCTGAGTCATTTAATATTTCACCAAATGTCCCAGAATTATTGAGATATACTGAAAACGAATGTGAAAAATTAGAATATTCAACAAAATCTAAAAAAGTAAAGGGAAAAATTAAAAACTTTAAAATTATTTCATCAGGTTTTAATTATAAGAGATTACCTAAATTTAATACTGTTAATAGCACTGAGGGTGTAAATGCCAACATAGTTATTAAATCCAACTCCATAGGTAATATTGAAAAGGTTAGAATACTTGATATAGGTTATGAATATTCCTCAGATAAAACATTAAGTCCAGAAGCATTTATTGCTCCTATTGTAAGTATTGACAATTTAGATGTATTAAGTTCAGTTGAAATAGTCAGCGGTGGATCTGATTATTCAAGTGCACCTAATTTATTATTGTTTAATCCAGTATCAAATACAGTTATTGATGATTCATCACTTCAAGCAATCGCACCTAACCAAACTGTATCTGGAGTTAATCTTATTGCACCTGTAACTGGATTGGATTCAATTAATCATAGAGTGGTTGCAATCAACAATTCTAATGGTGTTGGAATTAATTCCATAATGTTATCACCATATCCAAATGCTGGTGTTGTTACTTGTTTCCTAGAAACACCTACAAATGGGTTTGCAAGGGAACCTTTTGCTATCGGAGATGAAATATTCGTTGAGGGTATTTTACGCATTGGAGAAGCAGGAATAGGTGCTACACAGGGTGGAATAACAACTAATACAACTGTAACTGGTGATGGATTTAATTCTGAAAATCATGGATATCAATTCTTTGAGGTGCAAGATTATATTGCTGGAACTCCCTCACAACTCATATTCAGTCTTGCAGGACTAACAACTAATCCTGGTATAGCAAAAACATTCCAGTCAGGATATGCTACATTAATTAACAAAAACAATTATCCTGATATAAGACCTAATCAAACAAGAGGTGAGTTTGAGTTAAATGAAGTTCTATCAATAGATAATATAAAAACTGATTTAAGAATCACAGAGATAAGAGATGATTACGTTAAAATAGATGGATTAGATAAATTTAAAGTTGGTGATAGAATTTCTGGAACTATAAGTGGTATCAGTGCTGAAATTATATCTATTACAGAAAATAAGGCTAAATTTAATATTGATTTTTCAAGTAGACAAGAATATGGATGGTTAGATAATACAGGTAAATTGAGTGAAGATTATCAAGTTATCCCAGATAATAATTATTATCAAAACTTATCTTACACTGTTAAAAGTACAGTTGAATGGGATAAATTTGTAAATCCCGTAAATAGATTAGTTCATCCTGCAGGACTAAAGAATTTCTCAGATACTTCTGTACAAAATAATGTTGATATTGGTGCAGGTAGTGTATTGCAATCTGAATCTACCATCATATTAGATGTTCTTAATGAGAAAAATAGAGTAGATGCTATTAATAATTTTGATTTTGTAAAAGATTTCGATGTTTTACAGAATAAATCAAAAAATTTACAATTATCAACAAAAATTCTTTCAGATTTTTCAAGATGTATTAGTAATAGAGTATTAATACATGATGATATTAGTTCTGAATTTTCAAGCGTAGGTTTTTCTGCACAAAATAGTGTGGTAGAGAACTTAGATGCAGATTTTGGAAATTATCTCATACAGATAGTTGACCCAGATACATTTGATACGCAATTCAGTGAAGTAGTTGTCTTAACTGATGAGGATGATGTTATTCTATTCGACAAAACAACTGATTTTACTAATATTAAATTAGGTGACTTAAAGACTGAAATAACATCCAGTGGTGATAAGAATTTATTATTTGAACCAACCGATAAGTTTACAAAAGATCATGATATTAAAGTTCTTAAAATTGATTTTAATACTGATTTAGTTGGTATCAATACGAACATAATTGGAAGCATCAAACAGACAGGATCTAATGTAAATGTCTCATCTGCATCAACTGTAAGTATAGTAGAGTTTCCCAGAACCGATTTCAATGGTTTGTATGCAAACATCTATGTTGAAGATTCAGTTACTAAAGATGTTAATTATAATGAAATAATAGTTGACTTTGATGGTACTGATACATCTATATCACAAATTTATGTAGATAAAAAATTATCAAGTAGTAAAAGTGCTGTAGGAATCATAACTGCTAAACTAGAAAATGATTTAATTAAATTACAAATTAATGATAATACTGGTAATGGATTAGAAACAAGAGCAAATATTGTAGGTTTAGGCACTACAACTGCTGGTATTGGAACATATCGTTTTGCTGTATCTGATCAACCAGCAGGAGCAGAGAGAAGTGTTAGACTTGAATCTGGATACGTTACAGGCACATCAAGTGTATTAACATATGCAACTCTTAATAAAGATATTGACAGTTCAGTTAAATCTCTTGTTAGAGTATCTTGTGGAGATACCTCTGCAATTCATCAAATAATATCTATTCGTGATGCTGACGATATACTAACTGTTCAGTATCCATTTGTTTCTATGGGTTCAACAACGGGTATAGGAACGTTTGGAGGAGAAATTAGTGGTAATGATATAAATTTACGTTTTTATCCAGATTCCACATTTGCATCTTTAATAGAGGTTCAGTCTTACAATCAAATATTCTACACAACTAATGATTTTGATAATGCACCACCAAAATTATCATATGGTACAGTATCACAAGAAGTATTTTTAACAACTTATGATGGATTAGAGGGAAGAAGAGCAAATAAAACGAAGTTTGATCTTAAATTTGAGGGCACTCCAATTTATGCTAAAACATTTAATCCCAATTCAGGTATATTGAGCACATCAACTGGAATATTTACTATACCTAATCATTTCTTTAATACAAATGAAGAGTTAACATATAAACCTGATTCTTCATTTGTAGGCGTTGCAGCAACAGCATTATCCATTGGATCAACTGCTAACACTGCAGGAGTTGTTACAACAATATTACCATCTACAGTTTTTGCTAAAGTTATTGACGAAAATCAATTCCAGTTATTCTCAAGACCAGAATACGTTGCAGCAGGTGCAGCAATTACGTTTACAGGAATCGGAACTGGTAATGCTCATAAGTTGGTAATGAATAAACAACTTACAAAAACCATGATAGGTTTAGATGGAATTGTTCAACAACCAATAACATTCACATCTATATCCCATACATTAAATGGAAATATTGGTTCTGCCACCACACAGTTTGTACTCAGTGGTATTGGTTCAATTCAACCTGCAGATGTATTAAAGGTTAATGATGAATATATGAAGGTAGAGCAGGTAGGTTTCTCTAGTCTTCCCACTGGAACAATTAATAAATCATCTGATGTTGCAGCAGGTATAGCAACATTGCCTGTGGTAAAAGTTGAGAGAGGTGTTTTGGGTATTGCAGCAGCATCTCATTCTACAAACGATACCGTAAGAATACATAGAGGTTCATTTAATATTGTTGATAGTTCAGTATACTTCATTGAACCACCAAAAGGAAATACAAGATCAAGAAGAACTAATACTAATTTACCGTTTGTAAAAGCAGAGTTTAGTGGTAGAACATTCTTAAGAAGTGATTATACAACTAATATGCTGTTTGATGATGTTTCAGATGACTTTACTGGTATTGGAAAAACATATTCACTAACAGTTGGTGGTGCCAATACCTCTGCTGGAATTAGCACTGGTAATGGTGTTCTCTTTATCAATGGTATATTCCAAACACCATTGACAACAAACAATGAAGGACATAATTATCAATTCATATCTGATTCAGTTGCAGGTGTATCAACTGTACAATTTACAGGAATTACATCTGAAAACGGACAGTTTATTTTATCCGACTCTGATATAAATCAAAATCAGGTACCAAGAGGTGGTTTAATTGTATCTCTTGGTTCAACACCAGGTCTTGGTTATGCTCCATTAGTTGGTGCAAAAGCATCATTATTCAAGAACTCTGCAGGTGCTATCACTAGTGTTGTTGGTATTGCCACAACATCAGGTGTAAATTATGGAATTACCACAGCAGCATATGATAATATTACTGGTATTATTACAGTAACCACAGATAAAGTTCACGGTTTCTCACTCGGATTCCCTAATACAGTTCAACTAAAAGATTTAGAATTTAGATGTCCAAAGACCGTTGTTGGTCAACCAACAAACGCTACCTATAATCCAGCAAATGGTGAATTAGTAATTACGATTGCAAATCATGGATTGGTAAATGGTGATGCAGTTATTCTTGACACTGGTTCAATTTGTTTTACTTGCTCTAAAGATAGTAACAATACAACTCATTGTTATCCTCGTGCAACCGACCCTGCTGCAAATCAATATTTAACAGTAAGTAATGTAACGACAAACACATTCAAGGTAAATGTTGGTGCCTCTGCTCCAAGTGATCAATACGTTCATACTTTTGTTTCTGCAACTGCCACTGCAGTTAAGACTATTGGTGGTGGTGGATATGTTGGTGTAACAACTACAATCTTCCAAGATCATGATCGACCCTTATTCCTTGTTGGTATAGTTTCTGAAAGAACATTTGAGGTTCAAGCAGGTGCAAGTACAATTCCACATACTTATCAAGGTGGTGGTAATGCGTTTGAGTACTTTGCGGATAATACTTTCGGATCAGGATATAGGGGAGGCACTGTCGCTATAGGTGTTACTGATATTGCTTATGAACATAGATTTGTAAGTTCTGGTATTGGTTCAATTAGAAAAGGTAACTTTAATGGTGATGCATTTACCGCAACAAATGCAGAATATGAGTCACATAGTGGTTTACTTACACTTACAATTCCAAATCACACATTCACTACTAGTGATACAGTCGGTATAGACACGGGTGGGTTAGTATTTAAGTGCTCTAAAGACGGATTTTTTGGTAATCACCCATATCCTAGAAATAATTCTATCACAGGAAGTCATAGCTCAGGTAAAGATCCATTTGCTGGAATACAAACAGGTATAGGTGTAACATCTCCAAGCACAATCACATTCTTTGTTGGTCAAGGTGGTGGTGGTGGAACTGGTGCAAATATAACCGCAACAGTTGGTGTAGGTGGAACCCTTGCATTTAATATCGTTTCTGCTGGTACAAGTTATGTAAATCCAGCACTTATAATACCTGAACCAATATATGAAAATCTTGCTGTTGAGGGTATATCAAGATTAGGTATTGGAGCAACAACCGTTACAGGTTCAAGTTTATTGCTTAATGTTGAAGTAGGTGCATCAAGAACATCTGTTGGTATTGGATCAACATTATTTGAGATAAACAAGTTTAGCATTGCTAGACCTGGTCATTCTTTCAAGGTCGGTGATAAATTCAGACCTGTTGGATTAGTAACTGCTTCACATTTATCTGCACCTGTTCAAGAGTTTGAGTTAGAAGTCCTTGAGATATTCAGAGATAAATTCTCTGCATGGCAGTTTGGTGAAATTGATTTTATTGACAGTATCTCTAATCTTCAAGATGGTAAAAAAGTTAGATTCCCATTATTCTTTAATGGTCAACTTCTAAGTTTTGAGAAAGATGTTACAAATTCAACATCACAATTGATTGATTTAGATGCTGTATTACTTATATTTGTAAATGGTGTTCTACAAAAACCCAAAGATTCATATCAATTTGAGGGAGGGTCTACATTTACATTTAATGAGGCACCAGATTCTGGAGATAAGGTTGATATATTCTTCTATAAGGGACAAGAAGGAGTTGATGTCATTATTAAAGATGTTCAAGAAACAGTTAAAATTGGTGATGAACTTAGGGTTGAAAAAAATGATGCTATAGGTATATCAACTGCTCAAACTAATGATAGAATAGTAAAACAAATTTTACAGGCAGATTTAGTTGAAACTGACATTTATACTGGAATTGGTATTGATGAAACAAATGAAAAACCTGTCAGATGGGAAAAACAAAAAGTAGATGTAATACTTAATGGTGAGATAGTGAGCAAAACAAGATCATCAATCGAACCTCAAATTAATCCTACTGCAAAAATTATTGGTAATCTAACAACAATAAGTGGAGTAGGAGTTGGTCAAAGTATATTTGTTGATGATGCAACTGCATTCCATTACGAAAAGAACAGATATTCACAGTCAGGTGATAATAAAGTTGATGCTCTCATATCATCTGGTGCAATCGGTGTTGGTGCTGCTGTTACAGCAACAGTTTCAGGTATCGGTTCAATTACTGCTCTAACCATAGGAAACGCAGGTTCAGGTTATTCAGGAAATGTTGCAATTAAGATTGCTCCTCCAGTTGGAGTTGGCACAACAGCTACTGCCACTGCAGTTGTAAGTAATGGATCTGTCACATCCACCACGATTACAAATACAGGTTCAGGTTATACATTTACAAATCCACCACAAACAATTATAGAATTACCTTCATTCCAAACTGAAAAAATACAGACAATTGAAACTGTACAAGGATTTACTGGTATCATCACTGGTATTCAGCAAACCACTAGAAGTGGTGGTGGACCTGCACTAAAATTCTTCTTTGATGCAGTAAACGAAAATGCTGATGGAGTTGTTGTTAACGCTACTGCTAATACATTAAAAGAGGGTTATCCAATATTAGTTACAAATACTAAGGTTGGAAACGGTTTAACATCTATTGATGGAGTCAATGCAAATGTTGTTGGTATCGGTAGCACATTTGTTGATAATATTTACATTGTCCAAAGCATTTCATTCAAGAATGCAAATAGCGGTGCGGTTACATGTTTTGTACACACAAACAGTGCATCATCTATATCTGGTATAAACACGGTTGGATTCCATTCAACTGGTCAAGCGGGTATGACAACTTCACTTGGTCAATTAAATTGGGGTATATTAAAAGGTGCTAATTTAACAAGGTCTGCAAACCCAATATCTATAGGTGTCACAGGGTTGACAGTTGATTCGGGATTATCTACCTTCCCAACTATTACTCGTAAAAACTTTGTATCTACGTCCGTTAGGGGTCTAAGATCAACTGGTGCGATAAGGGTATTTGGACTTTGATTATGAAACCCTTTATAAATAAAAAGAAAAGTTAAGATTCGATGCCAGCAATAGTTACTGATCAGTTTAGAATTCTGAACGCAAATAATTTTGTAGAATCAGTTGAAAATACAAATAATTCTTATTATGTTTTTTTAGGACTACCTAATCCTACTGGAGCACCTACTCTTGCAGGATATGGTAGGACATCTGATTGGGATAGTGCCACACCAGCACCAACAGATAGTTTTGCATATCGTGCTCATGCTGGTGATACGATGATGTTCGGTAAAAAGATATCGTCAGCGAATATAAGAAGAATTATAAGAAGAGTAGACTGGACTGCAGGATCAAGATATGAAATTTATAGAAATGACATAAATCCAAATAATCAAACACCTCTTACTAGTGCAAATAGATTATATGATGCTAATTATTATGTACTTAATTCTGACTTTAAAGTCTATGTTTGTATTGATAATGGTTCTACAGGTGCTGATCCAAAAGGAAACATATCTCAAGATGAACCAACATTTACAGATCTAGAACCAAGTAAAGCAGGAAATAGTGGTGATGGATATGTATGGAAGTATCTCTTTACTGTCTCACCTAGTGATATTATTAAGTTTGATTCAACTGAATACATCACAGTTCCTAATAATTGGTCAACGAGCACAGACTCTCAAATAAGAGCAGTGAGAGAAAATGGTAATTCAGATGTTAATTTAAATCAGATTAAACATGTTTATATTGAAAATGCTGGAACAGGTTATGCAAATGGTTTAGGACAAGAAGTTGATATTATCGGAGATGGCACAGGTGCAAAGGCAAGAATTGATGTTGTTAATGGTAAGATAACTGATGTTACAGTTAGTGCTGGTGGAAAAGGTTATTCATATGGGTTAGTTGATTTAGGAACTCTTAATAGTAATGTAAGTGCGACAGGTAGAGCTAAATTAATTCCAATTATACCACCTGGATTGGGACATGGATCTGATGTTTATACTGAACTAGGTACAGATAAAGTTATAATATATGCAAGATTTGATGACTCTACTAAGGATTTTCCTGTTGATACTTCATTCGCACAAGTCGGAATAGTTAAAAATCCAACAAAAATTGATACTACTACTGTTTATACAGATACAACTTTTTCATCATTACAGGCATTTAAGTTTTCTACAATTAGTAATACAACTTCACCTCAAGTCGGTGAAGAAATTAGTCAAGTTTTGACATTATCACCAAACGCTGGAAAAGTGGCAACTGGATTTGTTGCTTCTTATGATAAAGAAACTAAAGTCATGAAGTATTTCACAGATCGTTCATTATACTTCAATAAATCCTCATATGATCACACAGATTATACTGGGATATCTACATCAGGTAGATCTTATCCGTTTGAATCATCAAACACTGCTAATAATGTAAAGGGAAAAACTTCTAACTTCTCAGGGTCAATTGATACCTCTTTCTCAAAGGCAACAGATAATCCTACAGGAAATAAATTAATTAACCTTGGAGTCAATTTTAATGCGGGATTATCTCAATCTGAGATAAATAAAGGGTCGGGAGAAATTATCTATCTAGATAATCGACCTGAAATTGTGAGAAACTCTCGACAAAAGGAAGACATTAAAATCATACTC